CGATGCTCGCACAAGCTTTATCATTAGCAGTTTCTAAGGGTATGATTACTTCATTGAAAGTTAAAGAAGAAAAACCGGAAGAAGAGGATGAGGATAAGAAGCCAGTAGTAGATCCAGTAGCCGAAGATGAAGTTAAGAAGGCAGAATATAAGCCAGAGGCTGTGGTTGAAGAAGAGAAGGTAGCCGTAGAAGATAAGCCAGAGGCTCAACCAGAAGATAAGCCAGAGGCTGTGGTTGAAGAAGAAGAGGAAGAAGAAGAGATAGAAGAGGTTAAATTAATTCAAGTTAAGAAAGAGTATATGTACCTCATACCAAGCGAAGCTAAGAAGTTAGATCTCAAAACTTTAGTTGCAAAAGAACTGGCTAAACAAAGAGGCAAGATGTACTTAGATTAAGAAGAAGAAGGAATTAATTAACCAAGTATAGAACATAGTTAATAGGACAACGTAGGGTTATTTATCAAACTGACAACGGCTTAGATATAAGTGTCGAGAGCAGTAGATAAACATTTCTGACGAGCGCCTGTATCGTAAACAAATATTATAAGGAAAAAGTCAAATGAAAATGACTATGAAAGAATTTGAATCAGCTCTTGATATAGCTAAGAAAGCTACCGGCGAAGTCCGCACTAGTCTTCTAGCTAACCTCAAGTCTGCTGAAGTTGTTAATGACAAAGGCGAAGCTATAATCGTTCATATAGCTGATATGCCAGAGATTGAAGTTAAATCAGTAGAAGCCACTGTTAAGACTGTTGTTTCTGATGCCTTAAAAGCAGAAGAAGTTAAGAATCCAGTAGCTGGTAAAGTGTTTGCAACTGTTAAGAGCTACAGCAAACTTAAAAACTTTAAGTCTGATGAAGATGCTTATGCAGTAGGCAAATGGCTTAAGGGTTACATCTTCAATGACGAAGATTCTAAGCAGTTCTGCGTTAGCAAAGGTATAGTTGGCAAAGCTTCAAGCGGTTCTACTTTAGGTGCCGGTGGCGCGTTGGTACCAGACTTACTAATGTCGTCATTGATACGAAATGTTGAAGAGAATGGTATTCGTCCTCACGTTCGTGTAGTTCGCATGACAAGCGATACTTTAATTCAACCAATTAGATCTGCTGGTATGACTGCTGCTTACTTCGGACAGGGTACAGCTATTAGCCAGAGCGATTCCACTTTCGCTCAAATCACCCTTGTTGCGAAAAAGCTAGGTATCTTACATCTTATGAGCTCTGAAATCGGCGAAGATGCCCTAGTAGATATCGCTGATGCACTAGCTATGGATATGAGTACAGCATTTTCCGATGCGGAAGAAGACGCATTTTGGAACGGTGACGGAACAGCTACTTACGGAACCATCAATGGCTTGTTAACTTCTATAAATGACGGTACTCACGCCGGTTCTATAGCCACAGCTTTGACTGGTAACATCGGTTTTAATAGCTTGGATTTGGTTGACTTTCATAAAATCGTTGGCAAATTGCCAGTTTATGCTCGTAGAAACGCCAAATGGTACATCAGCGCTCCTGGCTTTTCCGATTCGATGGAACGCTTAGCTTACGCAAGCGGTGGCAACACTGTTGATAATATCCAGGGCGGTTCGGGCCTTAGCTTCCTCGGGTATCCAGTTGTACTTCAACAGAAATTGAATGCAACTTTAACCAATCAGGTATCAACTGTTCTATTAGCTTTCGGTGATCTTGATAAGAGTTCCATCTTCGGTGATCGTAGACAGTTCGCTATCAAGAGCGATAACGGCGTAGGTCCTAACATGGCTTCCGACCAGGTAACTTTATTAGCTACTGAGAGATTCGATATTGTACATCACAGTCTGGGCAATGCTAGCACAGCTGGTGCAGTAGTTGTTCTGAAAACTCCCGGAGCCTAATCGAATAACTCTCCTCTCTTGTTATGGGGAGGAGAGTTTAATAAGTTTTTTAATCTTCCATTTTTTTGGAGAATATATAATATGAGTCTTCCATCTACAAAACAAGTCATAGCCATTAGCCAGTCCTCTACCACAAATGCGGCTACTGCCTCTGGTAACATTGACACTTTAGGTTATAAGTTTTTGAGCATTGATGTTATTACATCTACGTCTAATGCTGTAAGTAATAAGCCAACCGTTCTTAAGCTTTCACAGAGCGACACCACAGTAGTATCTACTTTTGCTGATATCTCAGGTGCAGTTGGGGGTTCCGATTTCACAATTGCTGATGCTGTAACCAGCGGCGATTGGGGATCTAAGTTCAATGTTAGCTTAGTGGGCAAGAAAAGATACATCAAAATCAGCGTATCACCCTTGACAACTCAAATCATCACCGCCATCGCGAATCTCTCTAAGGGCGATGTGTCTCCTGCTTCCGCTACTGAAGTTAATGTTAAGAATGTAATCAACGTATAATTAAATATTTGATCTCTTGAAGAACCCTTGGCTATTTATAGTCAGGGGTTTTTCTTTTGTATAGAGGATTTACACTTGTTTCCGATGAATATGTATCAAGGAGATACAAAAATGGATAACAAAATTAAGTTGAATCTTGGATCTGGCGAAAACGAGATGGAAGGTTACATTAACCTCGATGCTATAAGAGGGGAACACATTTACCCTTTGAGCTACCCAGATAATTCTATTGATGAAGTAAGAGCCAGTCATGTCTTAGAGCATTTTCCACATGGACAAGTCCTTGACGTATTGAAAGAATGGTACAGAATAATAAAGCCCGGCGGTTCTATCAAAATCGCAGTTCCCGACTTTGAATTTATTGCTGAAAGATACGTAAGCAACCAGGAGGTGAACGTTCAAGGGTATGTTTCTGGTGGACAAGTAAATGAATACGATTTTCACAAGTGTGTCTTCGATACCAACGGCTTGACAGCGGTATTACAAGAAGCAGGATTTACCCATGTAATACGTTGGGTCTCAGATCACAACGATTGCTCAAGCATGAGTGTTTCTTTAAATCTACAAGCAAAGAAACCAAAGCAACTGACATTTGATTTTTCAAGGATTCAAGCCTGCATGTCTGTTCCACGTCTTGGCTTCATGGATAACTTTTTTAGTGTTGCCCAATCGTTATTGCCTTTACGAATACAAGTTAGAAAACAGCAAGGTGTATTTTGGGGACAATGCATAACGAGAGCTTTCCAAGAGTGTATGAAAGAACCTAATGTTAAGTATATCCTAGCGATAGACTATGATACAGTTTTTAGCAAGACAGATGTTATTGAACTTTTAAGACTTGCTGAGGAATACGATACAGATGCGATAGCTGCGTTGCAAGTTGGAAGGGGCATGGGTCCTCTTTTCACCGCGAAAAAAGAATATGCAGAAATGACAGAGGAGAATGGTGTCAGGAAGGCTCTGATACCTATCTCTTTACTTGAAGAAGAGATCTTAGCTGTTGATACTATGCATTTTGGATTGACGCTGATTAAAGTAGAGTCATTACTTAAGATGGCTAAGCCTTGGTTTCATTCAACACCAGATGCTAATGGCGAGTGGGGCGATGGTAGGGTTGACGACGATATTAATTTTTGGATAAAATGGAAAGAATCAGGGTTAATAGCTCATATAGCTCCACATGTCACGATAGGCCATGCAGAACTTAGTATCTTATGGCCAGGCGAAAATGAGATGATGACTATACACCAAGAGCCTAAGAATTACTGGCTTAATGGTAAACCACTAGGAGTATGGAAATGATTAGGTTAAAAAAGTATTATCATGGGCACATGGCTGATTCTATAACTGATACTATACCAGCTGGTATAGAAACGCTGTTAGTTAGAAGAGGGATAGCTGAATACGTAGAGGATGATTTCCTGGATAAACATCTTGAAGTTAAAAATGAAATGGTTGAACATAGTTTCAAAGATAAGTTAGTTAATCCAAAGCCAAAAAGAGGTAAAAAACCATTTTAATAGGAATGTTAAGCTATGCCACAAACTTCATTAGTTACTGTAAGTAGTAGATCTTTAACAGATCTTAGTTCTGTTAAACGTAGGATTAATATAAGTGAGACTGATTCTACATCAGATGAGTTCTTACAAGAGTTAATAAATCAAGTATCAGTCATGTTTGAGAAGGCTACAGGTCGAAGATTCTCAAGTTCAGTATATATAGAAAGACATGATGGCTACAATGAAAGATATATAACTTTCTCTAACTATCCAGTAATTAAACTACATGAGGTTAGGCATGGCTCTGCTAACGGTATTAACGTAGACTATTCAGGTAATGATATTGTAGCAAGAGTAGAAGCATATGTAGATACAGAAGGGGCTAACGGGGGTTTGCAACTATATAGTATCTCGGCGGCTGGTGTAGAAACTACAACCAACTTAACTTACTTATTGTATCCAACCTTTTCCACAATGTTAACAGCTATCAATCTCATCTCAGGTTGGAGATGCACACTAGGAGGCGTTGACGGACTTACAAAATGGTTTGTTCCTCGCTCTGGCTCTGATGCCAAAAACAAAGCTGTTGAGTTTGTTTACCCTGATATTTCAGTAACAGATTTAAGAGTAGATTTCTCATCAGGTACAGCATCTTGGGGCTTCACAGATGATAAGAGATCTTATATAACAGGTGATGATGATTTCACAGGTAGTCCAATTGGGTATAGGAACTTGATGGTTCATTACACGGCTGGGTATGCAATCATACCTGGTGACGTTCAAAAGCTAATCAATGATATTGTATCGCTGTCCTACTCTACAGCACTGGTTAATCCAGCTATTAAATCAGAAACTCTTGGGGACTATAGTTATACTCTGGCCGCAACAAGTGGAGTCTCCTCGGCCTTCTCTGCTTTCAGCGAAGAGATTAGTATGTACAAAGATTTAACAGTTGGAAAACTTGGGAGATAAATATGCTCGGATCATTTGTGCCTAAACATTTATTCAGAGAATTCATTACTTTTCAAAAGAAGAGTATTACTAAAGATACATCAGGCTTTTCTGTTATTACATTTAGCATGTTGTTGAGCTATGTTCTTGCAGCTGTACAAGAGAAATCTGGTTCAGAATATAATCACGTTGGCAAGGAAATGTCTAATAAGCAATATAAAATCTATGTAAGCAGTAAAGATATAGATGAAATTTCTTCTCAAGTAGTAGAACAAACAAGAATTAAATGGGTTCAGAACGGTGTCACAAGATACTTAGGCATAACTAACGTAAGAGATTACGATTCCCAAAGAAGAATTACTGAACTATCTTGCGAAGAACTTAATGTAGGGGATGCACAAATATGAGTTTTGGTGTAAAAGATATTCAAGAGGCTATCTATACAAAGCTTAATTCTACGTCTACTTTCAAAACATCAGTAGGCGGAAGAATAAGTTGCATGGTAGCTGACGCAAGTGAAGTCTTACCTCACTGTGTTTTTAACATTATCTCAACTAAGTATTTAAGAAACTTTTCTGCGGCAGATGATATTGAAGTAAGAGTGCAGATTGATGTATACGTTCCAAAAACAAGTGGAGCAAGTGTATTAGCAGATATCATACAGAAGTTAGAAGTCTTACTGGACATGGGTGACATAGACATTACTGGATTTGCTCATAGCACACAGTGGAGTACGATGGCTTACTCCACATCTGTAGAAGATAAATTTCTAAGAGCGAGAAGCGAATACTTGATTTACGGGACGGTACACTAATGGCAAATAGAGTTACTTGGAAAGGTGATGTTTTTATAGAGAAGCTCAAGGAAGCTATATCTTCTAACTTACCAGCACTAGGAGCTGCCGTTAAAAATAAGATAGTAGCGATAGCACCTGTAGATACTGGAGCTTATAGAAGGAGTATTGAGGTTAGTACGGTAAGTAATAATGGGGATTCACAGAGTGTTTCTGTGGGTTCCGCAATGCAAGTAGGTGGACACTTACTTGGAGAAATACTAGAGTTTGGGACAAGATCGATGAGGCCACTACCTCACTTTCGCCCTGCTCTTGATTCTGCTTCTGATGTTGCAGAATCGTTTATTAACACAGTTAGAAAAGATATTAACTGATTTATTTTTATTGAGGAGTGTGTATTATGGGCAAGCCTATCGGCGGTGTCGGGGGCAACTTTTCGGGCCCTTCTGGTTGGAATATCAAGTTTGCGTCTTGGGCTGCTAGCTATGACGTAGAAACGGCGGACGCGCAAGGCTTCGAAGATGGGGGATTCATTTTCCCTATACCGATCAACACTGGTCTTAGTGGATCTGTTGCTGGCGTTCTTCAATATGATGCAGCTGCAACTCAGCCAGTGCCTGATGGACTT